TAGCAGTTACTGAGCTAACAAAAGACAAACCTAAACCTAAAGCTAAAAACGGTAAAGACCTTAGAGTAAATCCTAAAGATTTTCCTACTTATAAAAAAACAAGCAAATCTGCTGTTTCTTTTAGAGAAGCCCAAAGAAAAGCAAAAAGAAATAAACAAAAAACTTTTACATGGGAAGGCAGAAGATACAACACAACTGAAAAATAGTGTCAAGTACAGAATTAAACATACAGCTACTGCCTTGGCAACAAGAGGTCTGGGAAGACACCTCTAGGTTTAAGATTGTTGCTGCTGGTAGACGTACAGGCAAGTCTAGGCTGGCTGCTTGGATGTTAATTGTAAATGCTTTACAGGCAGACAAAGGCCATGTGTTTTACGTAGCCCCAACACAAGGACAAGCCAGGGACATTATGTGGCAGACCTTGTTAGAGCTAGGACACCCAGTAATCTCAGGTAGTCATATAAACAACCTACAGATAAAACTGGTGAATGGCGCAACAATAAGTCTCAAAGGCGCAGACAGACCTGAGACAATGCGTGGTGTTAGCTTGAAGTTTCTTGTGTTGGACGAGTACGCAGACATGAAGCCTGACGTGTTTGAACAGATACTACGTCCTGCCTTAACTGACCAGAAAGGGTGCGCTATGTTTATCGGTACACCTATGGGACGTAATCATTTTTATGAATTATACAAGTACGGAGAATTAGGAGAAGACGAAACCTACAAAACTTGGCACTTTACCTCATACGACAATCCGTTGTTAGACCCTGAAGAAATAAACATCGCCAAGAAATCTATGTCCAGCTATGCGTTTCGTCAGGAGTTCATGGCTTCCTTTGAAGCTCGTGGCTCCGAAATGTTCAAGGAAGAGTGGGTACGCTTTTCTGAAGATGAACCAGAAGGAGGAGACTACTACATTGCTGTTGACTTGGCAGGGTTTGAGGAAGTTAACAAGAAAAGAACAAAAAACACAAGACTGGACGACACGGCAATCGCTATTGTCAAGGTTAATACCGACGGTTGGTATATTGACAACGTTATTTATGGGAGATGGAGCCTTGACGAGACAGCAGCCAAAATATTTCAGGCAGTTAGAGACTACAGACCCGTTAGCTTGGGAATTGAAAAAGGAATTGCAAAGCAAGCTGTAATGTCTCCTCTAACGGACCTACAGAGGCGGTACGGTACGTTCTTTAGAGTCGAAGAACTAACCCACGGTAACAAGAAAAAGACTGACAGGGTAATGTGGGCGTTACAGGGACGTTTTGAAAACGGTTTTGTAACACTGAACAAAGGAGAGTGGAACTCTAGGTTCTTGGACCAGTTGTTTCAGTTTCCAGACCCACTAACACACGACGACTTAGTTGACGCTGTGGCCTACATAGATCAACTTGCAAACGTAGCGTATGACTATGACTACGAAATCGACAACCACGAAATACTAGACGTAGTAGCAGGATACTAAATATGAGTGAACTATACGAAGCAGACCCCTTAATGGCAGAAGAGTCTATTGAGGACTGGGTTATAACTAAATGTGAAGACTGGCGTGACCATTACGAGTCTAATTACTCCTACAGGTTTGACGAGTACTACAGGCTGTGGAGAGGCATCTGGGACCCAGCAGACAGTGACAGAGCCTCAGAACGCTCTAGGATTATCTCTCCTGCCCTACAGCAAGCAGTTGAGTCTAACGTAGCAGAGCTAGAAGAAGCTACCTTTGGACGTGGTAAATGGTTTGACGTATCAGACAACTTAGGAGACACTAACAGACAAGACGTGTTGTTCTTACGTAACAAACTTACCGAAGACTTTGAAGACTGTAAAGTTCGTAAAGCAGTTGCAGAATGTTTGATTAACGCTGCTGTATTTGGTACTGGTGTTGGTGAGATTGTTATTGAAGAAATGAAAGAGATGGCTCCTGCGACACAGCCCATCATGGGTGGTGATTTACAGGCTGTAGGGGTTAGTATGAGGGACAGAGTAAAAGTAAAACTTAAACCTGTCATGCCTCAGAACTTTCTTATTGACCCTGTAGCTACGTCTGTTGAAGACGCTATGGGTGTAGCAGTTGACGAGTTCGTAAGTCTACACCAAGTAGAACTACTGCAAGAACAAGGAGTCTACAAAGACGTTCTTGTAGGACCAGCAGCACCTGATACAGACTTAGAACCAGATCAAGACCTAACTATTTACCAAGACTACAAAGTACGTCTAACTAAGTACTACGGTTTAGTTCCACGTGAGCTTTTAGAAAGTGCTTTAGAAGATGAAGAAGAAGAATTAGTACAAGAAGAAGAAAAAACAAAGTCTAGGTACGTAGAAGCTGTTATAGTCGTTGCTAACGGTGGTGTGTTACTTAAAGCTGAAGCCAACCCTTATATGATGCAAGATCGTCCTGTAGTGGCCTTTCCTTGGGACGTAGTTCCTGGTAGGTTCTGGGGACGTGGGGTGTGTGAAAAAGGTTACAACTCTCAGAAAGCTTTGGACACAGAGTTACGAGCTAGGATTGACGCTCTAAGCCTAACAGTACATCCTATGTTAGCAGTAGACGCAACCAGACTCCCCAGAGGAGCAAAACCTGAGATACGTCCAGGTAAGATGATACTGACTAGTGGTGACCCTAGAGAGGTCCTACAGCCGTTTAACTTTGGGTCAGTCAATCAGATCACGTTTGCACAAGCGTCTGCGTTACAACAGATGGTTCAACAAGCAACAGGAGCCGTAGATTCAGCAGGTATCGCTGGTTCAGTAAACGGTGAAGCAACGGCAGCAGGTATTTCTATGTCGTTAGGCGCTATCATTAAACGACACAAGCGAACTCTAATTAACTTCCAGCAGTCTTTCCTGATACCTTTTGTCAAGAAAGCAGCCCACCGTTATATGCAGTTTGACCCTGAGAACTACCCTGTTTCTGACTACAAGTTTAACGCTAGTAGCACTTTGGGTATCATTGCTAGGGAGTACGAAGTAACACAGCTTGTACAGTTGTTACAGACAATGAAACAAGACTCACCTATGTACAGTACACTCGTACAGTCCATTGTGGACAATATGAACTTGTCTAACCGTGAAGAACTAATAGCAGCAATGCAACAAGCGGCACAACCTAGTCCTGAACAAGCACAGGCGGCTCAGGCTCTACAACAAGCACAACTAGCGTTCCAGCAGTCTCAGACAGAAGCTTTGTCGGCACAGGCTAAAGAGTCTTCTGCTAGGGCAGTTAAGTTAGCCGTAGAAGCTAACGCAGTACCACAGGAGCTAGAAATTGATCGTATAAACGCCATCACTAGAAACTTGAAAGAAGGTGATGCAGAAGACAAAGAGTTTGAGCGACGTATGAAAGTTGCAAACACTCTCCTTAAAAAACGAGAAATAGAAGGTAAAGAAAATGCTAACGGACAACGAACTACAGAGACTACTCAACCTAATAGACAAGAACTTAGAGGACAAATGGAAGCGCTTAGAAGCGTTGGAACAGAAACTCCTAGACCTAACCAAACCTAAACCTAAACAGAGTGTGAAAAAATAATGCCTAGAAGTAAAGACCCTAAATTAGCAAGGGCTGGTGTTAGTGGTTACAATAAACCCAAAAGGACACCTGGACACCCGACTAAAAAGTTTGTTGTGGTTGCTAAAGTTGGTGACAAAACTAAGACTATACGTTTTGGTGACGCTAACATGAGAATTAAAAAAGACCAACCAAAACGACGTAAATCATTCAGGGCTAGACATAAGTGCGACACTAGCCCACCCAGTAAACTCACGGCAAGGTACTGGTCTTGCAAAAAATGGTAGGAGGTGATCTTTGGCTAAAGGTGTTAACCATTACAAACGTGATGGTACGCTGTATACAGGTGCTACCCATAAAATGCCTAACGGTGACGTACACTCAGGTAAAACACATGGGAAAACTTCTGTGAAACTATTTCATTTAAGTGAACTATCTGCAAAAGCAAAGGAGAAAGCAATGAATTATGGTAGTAACTCCAATAAAACACGTCCAACCGCTAAGAAAAAGAAACCAGCAAGAAAGAAGAAAGGCAGAGGTGGGATGTACAGGTAATGGCAAAAGCAAAAACAAAAAAGACAGGTCCAACACCTAAGAACAAAGCTTTGTACTCAAGAGTAAAAGCAGAAGCCAAGCGTAAGTTTGACGTGTGGCCTTCTGCCTATGCTTCTGCATGGTTGACTAAGACGTACAAAAAACGTGGTGGGACTTATGCCTAGAGCTAAGTCTAAGTCTAAAAAGACAGGACTTAAGAAATGGTTTGCTGAAGAGTGGATAGACGTTAAGACAGGTAAAAAGTGTGGGCGTTCTGGTAAAGAAAAGAAAAAACGTCCGTACCCTTCTTGTCGTCCAAAAGCTGTTGCAAAGAAAATGACAAAAGCTGAAAAAGAGTCTTCTGCTAGACGTAAGACAGGTAAAGCAAAGATCAAACACGCTGTTACTGCGTCTGGTAGAAGAAGGAAAAAAACAAAGAAAAAAGCTTGACTTTTGTTATAAAATATGTTAAACTATAACTATAGTCCAACTAAGGAAAACTATGAAGCCTGAGCTTGAAACTTACTTTAATAACTACAATGCACTATTTAACCATAGTGGTTTCAAACAACTCTTAGACGAACTTTCTAACAATATTAAAACATTGTCTAATGTTCAAAACATTAAAGACTTAGAAGAACTTTTCTTCCGCAAAGGTCAGATTACAGCTTTTAGTGCTGTTGTAAATATACAAGGCACTATAGGCGCAGCAAGAGAACAAGCAGAAGAAAGTAAAGAAGATGATTAAAGTATATGACTTTTGTTGTCCTGAAGGACATATATTTGAAAAATTTGTAAAGAGTAGTGAAGCAACTAGTAGGTGCAGTTGTGGAGCTACGGCTACAAAAATGCTGTCTGCCCCATTCTTTGTTTTAGATGGGTCTAGTGGGGACTTCCCTGGTAGACATCTAAAATGGTTGAAAGAACATGAAGAAGCAGGCAGGAAAAAACCACAATCTCCATAATGACTAAGATCACGGAGTTTAATTATGTCAAGAGCAACTATGGTTGATCTGCCTCCTGAAGAAGATCAGGAAACAACAGACACTTTAGATAACGAAGCAGACGAGATTCAACA